TATCTCTTCTTGTGACTCGATGCGCATCTGCTCAAGTTCGAGGCGGTCATTCTTCTCAGCGGCGTCGATCTGCATCTTCTGCCGTTTGAGTTCGAGTTCACCCTTCTTAATCTCAAGCTCCTGCATTTGCATTTGGACGATTGGGTCCTGCTGCATCTGTTGGTTCTGCTGCTGTTGGGCTTCAGCTTGGTTCTTCTGAAGCAACTGCGACGAGGCAGCGGCAGCAAGCCGCGAAATGGCAAGCTCAGTGTTCTCGTCCATCTCAGCGTTGGGCGGAGGCATCGGCACACCGGCCTGCTCTTCGACCTGTTTGCGATACTCGAAGGCCAAGTGTTCCGCGATGTGAGACTGCATAGCCGCCATCATAGCCTGCGCGTTGGGGTTCTGACCCATAAGCTGCGCTATCTTGGGGTCTTGCATTGCGTTCATGTGCACCTGAATATGTGCTTCATGGTCTTGGTAGATAAACGCCTTGACCGGCTTACCATTGATGACGTCCATGTTCTCAGACACAGGGTCACGCGGCTTCATGTCGTCACCGTCCTTGAGCGGTACGAGCTTCTCGGCGTTCTTGATCCCAAGCACTTCAAGCATCTGGCGGTGCAGGTATGGCATATCATAAAGCTGCGGTGCACCCTGCGCGAGTTGCAGAACTGCTTGATATTGCACGATCTTCTGTGCCATTGTTGCAGCGTTGGGGTCACTAACGGGGATGACCGTAACGAGGTCATAGTCAGACTTTTTAGCCTTGCGGCTACCTTCTTCTGGCTCGTAGCTATATTCTTCCGGCGTATAATCCGCGATGATAACTTTGAGGAGCTTGAACTCCTGCTTCATCGAATAGTGGATGCGTGCCTGAATAGCCGACATGGTCTTGAGCGTGCGCTCAAGGATCGCCAGTGTGGTACCGACAGGGGCTTGGCCCGACATGTCAGAGACCTGCAAATCAGCCGCAGAGGCGAAGCGACGGCCTTCCTCTACGATGGTACCCAGAAGCGAGTACAGGACCTGTGACGGCTCCTTATAGGGTAACGGCATGATGTTATCACGCATCGTACCCGAAGCCACATCCACATCACGCCATTCAGCAGGAGCGATAGGTGTATCGTCACCCTTGACCCTCAGACCTTTAGTTTTGAAGCCACCCGGGAGATTAGATAGAGTACCAGCATCAACAAGCTGCCGAATAAGACTGGTACCAGACTTAGCAAAAGCACCGACAAGGTGAATAAGACCAAAAGCATAGAAGCCGAAGCCCGGAACATACGGATAATGTACGAAGTGCTGGCGCTTATTCTTGAGTTTGTCATCGGGGTCCCAGTTACGACGGATGGAGAGGATTATCTCGGTCGCCTTGTCCATGGTCACGACGTAAGGAACGGCGATTTCAGCTTCTGCCTCGTCTTTTGCAAACTTGTCGTCTGGCAGTACCAGTTCTACGTGCATTTCGAGGAGTTTGTAACGGTCGTCAGAGGTGGCTCGGAAGCCCATCTTCTCAGCGATAGCCTTCTCGATATCATCGAGCGTATCGACAGGCTCAGGCAGGTCTACATCACGGTAAAAGCCCGACGCTTGGAGCTTTTTAAGCTCGTTCGGGGTCTTCCGCATCACATGGGTGACACGTCCAGCGACTTCCAAGCTGGACGCGCCATAAGGTACCACGACATCTTCTGCCGGGATATACATCGACGCCTGACGACCGAGTGATGGATCGAAATACACCTTCTTGAACGCGTTTCCTGCGAGGCCCAACCCCCACAACATGCGTTCGTGCTCAGGGCGATACTCGACCATCACATCGGTCAACTGGTAATTCATATCAGCTTGGACACGCTGCGCGGCATCGCGCTTCTCGTTAGTCTCTTTACCGATAATCTCCGTGCGCACTGGCCCAGCGGCAGGGAATGTCTCCATCATGGTCTCAGCTTGGAACTTAACCAAAGCTTCGGAGAGGAGCGGGTGGTAGACGCCGCAGGCACCCGGCCAAGGCTCAGTCCGGTCTTCGACCTTCATACCAAGCAGTTCGAGACCATCGACGTAGGTCTGTATCCAGTCCTTGCGGCTCGACAGGTCTTCCTCAAATTCACCGAGTAGGTCGCCAGCAAGCTCTGTCAGCACGCCCTCGTCCATGTCTTCGGCTAAGTTCTCATTGAACTCGTCGTCTTCTTCCTCATCAGGGTCGATCTCGATCTCCATGTCGCCAGTGCGGATCGTCACCTCTTCAGGGTCTTCGATCTCAATCTCAAGATCAGGCTCTTGGCCCATCATATCTTCTGCGGAGAGGCCAAGCGGCGCTTGGTTAAGGGCCTTGTCGATGTCCATTAGTAATATCCCTGATTACGGTTTGACCTGAAATACTGGATTTCGTCCGGTTCGTCTAGCGTAGTAGTCACATAACCTCCACGACGGAAGCGATGCATGGCCATAGACACCGTATCGACATAGTCATCGTGGGTACCTGCTGGAAATTCTGCAACTTCATCAATGACTTCCTCGGCCCAACGCGTTGCTGGTGCCCATACTCTGCCACTGGCAAACAAATCAGCTACACCATTCAGTCGGCTAATCTTGTCATTACCCCGTGTCGGGGTGAACTCTTGCACCGGTATCCCCATGGCTCGCATCTCATAGATGAGCGGCGCACCCGATGCCTTTTTCTCGATGATGACGCCGTCTGGCTCCCACTCACGATACTCATCAATGGCACACTGCTTCAACTCCGGGAACTCCATACGGTCCCTGAACGCGTTCAGGAGGATAATGTTAGCTTGGTCGTTGCCTGCGTCATCAGGATGGTAGAACACACCCCATGTCGTGCACGCTGAATAGTCGGCGCGTTGCGTCTTCTCGAAGGCCGTATCCCAACTTTGTAAGATAAAGTCGCACTGGGGCGGCGTTTCCTTGGTCCACTCCTGCCACCACTCACGCTTAACAATAGCAGCGGACTCAGAGATGGGGTTCTGCTGATACTGCGCCATCCACTTACTGTTCGGGACGTCGCGCTTAACTTTCTCAAGCTCGCTTAGCTCCCAGAACTCAGGCCACAGCGGCTTCTCGGATGGAAGAATTGCTGGAAATTCAATAACTTCCCACTCACCAATGCTCTCGTTGGCCGCTGCATCCTTGAGTATCTGCCCAGTCAGGTCTCTTTTAGACCAACGTGTCATCACGACGACGATGGCACCGCCCGGCTGGAGACGCTGACGAGGCCCAGAGGTGTACCACTCGTACGTCTTATCGTAGATGTCAGGGTTAACTTCCGCGATAGCAGCTTCCTGCTCGGAGTGCGGATCGTCAATAATGAGCACGTCAGCACCCTTACCGGTCACCGCACCACCGATACCGATAGCAAAGTAATCCCCGCCCTTACTTGTGTTCCATCGGCCAGCCGCCTTGGAGTCCGAGGCCAGAACAAGGTCGGGGAAAATGTTATGGTAGACTTCCGTGTCCACCAAATTTCGTACTTTCCGTCCAAAGCCTACGGCTAGCTCTGCGGTGTGCGAGCACTGAATGATTTTTTTCTGAGGGTATTTCCCGAGGAACCACGCAGGTAGCAGGTAAGAGGCGAACTCCGACTTTGTGTGTCGCGGTGGCATGTTAATAATGAGCCGTTTGCACTCACCACGAGCAACTCGTTCGAATGCGTCTGCCATTTTCGCATGGTGCCTACCCCCAATAAATGTCGGCCAGACCTGTTCCACGAACTTCAGGAACTTGTCCTGCGCCAGCTTCTTGGTCTTAAGCTCCTGAAGCTTCTCAAGCTGGGCTAACAGTAACTCCTGCTCTGCTAGGGACAAAGATGGTAAGATACCCGGGATATCTTGTAATGAGACGTCAGCTAGCATCGCCAGCCTCATCATCTTCTTCGTCGTCGTCGGGTAGCTCAGCAATGCCAAGCTCTTCGTCTAGGTCGCGGCCCAGCGGTGTGACGTCGATAATGTCCGCGTTCAGCAGGCGCTTCACGCGTTCCTTGATGGCGTTCTCAAGCTCTTCGGGGTTCTTATAGTTAATCGTGATCTCTGACTTGTTCGTGAACAAGCCAATGTCCGAGTGCTTGCCGAGCAGTTCGAGGGCTTTTAGCTCAAACTTAGTCTCACCGCAGTTGGCGATCTCCATGAGCTTATGGGTAAT